CATCTTCGGATTCTTTCAATATATATTTGTCTAAACTACAAGAGTCTAACAACAACTTCAACCATTCGTCCTAAACATCGGGTACAATGATGAATAGTCCGTCTCAGATCTATACGTGGCTGTTATACTCTAGCAGAGTCGTGGTTTGGTTACTGGGGGCTAGCTGCGAAAGGTCGGCAAACGGACTGCCTCAACTCTTCTATGAAGAGGGTCCGGTACGAATTAAAAGTTGGAAAGGTGGCTGGATAATCATGCTCAGCGCACCACGATCTTAATTTTCGTACAAAATGTTCGTAATATTCCTGACCATGGCGAAAAGCTTCGCGCAAGGCCCCATTCATGTTTTGGATCAGGAGATCCCGATCGGTGATTGCATGATTCACTGAGATAAAATTCAATTGCTGCTCAATCGATTCCTTATCGAGAGCTGACACAAAATAATTCTCAATTCCCGTCTCCAGAAGGTGAGTGCGCCGTTTCAAAAAGAGCAGGTCGCTCACATCCTTCCAGGCAGGCGTTTTATTTGACTTCTCTGCGTCTGTCACAGAGTGGCCGTAGGCCTCTAAGGCAGCCTTCCACTTCGCTGGGAGCTCAGGATCTTCTATATCACAGGTGATCACAAAATCATCTCCATAGAACACTGAGCCAAAATCAACAAGGAAGTTGGCAGCCTTTTCGGGTCCGAACAAGTCATACGCCGCTGCAACATTGCAGGACAGGTTGGCAACACAATTCAATTCTGTCGTAATTGGTGATCCAGAGTTGTTGCCTTGATGCTTCTGAATTACCGTGCGGCCACAGAGTGTATAAGTGTGGCACGCCATATCACAAAGCGCCCACCGTGCTCGACGGTTCTCGAGACTATCTCCATACCACGCATTCACTGCAGTACAGAAAATGCGAAACATTTGCTCAGTCACTCGAGCGTCCCATGAGGAATAATCAATCGCAAACCCGCGCGTTCCACAGTCCAATAGATCCATGATCATATTGTGCCAATCGATGCCGGTAGCATCCATTCCAACCTTCGCAAGGCCACCACGAGGGGCGCCAGCGCGAACGGCTGCACAGTACGACCCGAAATATCTACGGAACAAAATAACCGCTGCTGTTGGTGCGGCTGTGAACAAACGAGTGCTTGCTGTTTTGACCTTTTCCAATGGTCTCTTTTCAGATTTTAAACAATTCGTCCAGACCATAAATGGGACAACTCCTTTCTCAAGCTGTTCGTAAGCCTGATCGAGTTCCGTCCGAAGACGTGGGTCACTAACAGTATAAAGTGGACACCCTGGTATCAATGGGTGATCTCGTCGTGAGAACAGAAATTTCTTTCCGGGTTCAGCACCTGGCGGGCGCTTGTATGGAAACCCGGCTGACGTATCCATGTTCATCGGTGGCGCTTGATGTACGCGCCCCTGTCCCCCGGGATAGAAGAGGCCATTAATGGCTTCATCCTCCGTCCATACGCGAGGCATATCAAGGAAAGGGTCTCTGAGGTTCCCCATTTCTGCCATCACCACCTGCAAAGCCATTTCGGCCTGCGGTGGCGGGATCGGTTTCGTTTCCAGCGTGAATTTCTTCAACGCCTCGGTCAGGATCTCTCCATCAATCGGAACCTCAACGCGCTTATCATTCTTTGATAGCACAGACAATCCTTTGGTAGCTGGGAAAATTTCGCCAAAACAAGGCGATTCCTTCAGGTCATGCTTCCGAGTTGCAAATCGTGCGTCTTGGGGGCTGACATGTCCTATGAACTCCAAGTTGGGATGGAGACACAGGGGCTCGGTCAGATCGAGCGGGGGAATTTCGGCGGCAGTGACCAGCTCACCTTCACGGCCGAGAAGATACGAAAACTCCTCAGCAGCCTTCTGCAAGGCTTCACGCGAGATGGCCACAAAATACGTCTCATTTCTTGACGCGCTGGCTGATGTTAAAAAACCAAGCACTCTTCTGTCCATTGATGGAACTCTGGACACGAGTGCGGTGCCGCAGTCGCCTTTTTCGTACAATACGCTGCTGGCGACCCAGTAGCGAGCGTATGTATATGTGTGGTCATTGGAAACCACTGTCCAATCGGCCCGTAATTTGGCTGTCAGAGGCGTACAATGAGTACGCTCATTAACCTGGGACCAAGCGAGGGCATCATAATGCACACCTCGAGTTTCAAGTTCCCGTTCTGTTGGGAGCGAGTTGAGGTATGTTGACGTAGCCGCGCCCACGGCACAAGCATCGAACAAACACATATCAGTTTTTCCAATCTGATAGCACAGTTCTGAGTGCATGAGCACGTTATAGCGTTGTTTTTTGCCATTTTCGATGATAAATTTATGGCCGCTATAAGCCCTCGCAAAATGCATGTTGACCATGATGAAGTTGCCGATAATGTGATGGCCGGTGATCATTCTTTGACCATTCTCGTTAATGAAAGACCACATGTTCTTTGACAACATCTGTAATGTGTCATTCAGTGGTGCACAGGCTTCTACCGCCTCAACGGAGGTTAATCTTTCAACCTTCGTGAGCAGTGAATCCGCATCATAAATGCGACCGTTCTGGCGATTTCTAACCTTAAGTTTTCCATCACCAGATCCACGGCCTGAAAATGCGAATTTTGGTTCACCCGCTTCATTAATACGGCGGATCTTCATTTCAACTTCTTGGCGTCGAATGTTCTTGTCAACACCAGAGCATCCGGATACCTTCATCGGTTTACACAGCCACTTGAGGCCTTTATAAACACCGACGAGGGATACAATTGATCCAAGAGTCCCTAGAATGAGCTTCCAATTCGCAGAAGCCCATTTAGGGACAAAACTTGGCCATTGTGGAACTACCGTTGCTCGGATCTTTTCCCAAATGGCTTCCATTGATGTCATTTGCACAGTTGTTGTTGTGCGGAGAAGCTCCATTGTTTCGGATGTGCAATCGTACCGCATGGCAAAATCTGCCTCGCGGTACTCTCGCACTACCTCTGGCTCCGGTTCTTCATCTTTCTTAGCGACTGGGAACCATTCCTGGTAAACTGACTTTAGCGTTTTCAAGTCTGGAATCGCGTCACTAAACCCCATGGTTTTCGCAACCGCATAGATATTGTCCATCTGCATGGCTTTGTGCCTAAACCAATCCTTGCGTACAATTTCGTACAGCTCATCTAGGCTGACGGTACGCTCGACGGCTCCAGTCATCCGGTTCAAGATGTCAAATTCACAGTGATCAAACTGCATAGGACCGGAACGCTCTTTTGGCTTTCCAAATTCCATTTTTGGCCTCATTGAAACGACCAAACGCCTACGACGGCGTATTCCATCCTTGTCCATCACCTGGGCGTTTGTTGGATCATGAAAATTTGCCGCAACGTACACAAATTTTGACGTGAACTTGCGGTGCTTATCATCCAGGTGTGGAAGGTTCATTGGTGTTGTGTTTGGTGTGCAAAAATCGAACAAGCTCATGTAATCTTGATTACATTTTGATGAGCTTTGATCTTGTTGGAAATCATCAAAAACAACGTAGGGTTGACCCCTATAATTGTTATCGAAATTTGCACGGTGACTTGGTGTCCATGTGGCATCGTCACCCCCGAATTCAGCAGAATCCCACTCACGCAGCTTTCCTAAAAGAGCCACGGCAAAAGCGGATTTGCCTGTTCCGGGAGCACCTTCCACCCATAGACAGTACGGGTCGAAACGATAGACGCTTGAAGAGTAACCTCCAAGGTCTCCAATGTACTTCTCAAGCTCCTCATATTTCTTGAGGAAACTAACAATCAAAGATGTTTGGGAGCTGTTGAAAACTTTACAGCTCGGATCAGTGATCTTGGTTCGGAGTCCGATATAAGTCGAACGCTGCTCACACAGTATTTTCCTTACCGAGATATTTTGCTCAAGAACTGAACGATTGGCTTCCAGAAACGTGAGGAGCTGGAAGAACTCCTGGACTTCGTTGTCTTTAAAGATCCATCCAATGGGTGTATGTTGAAGGATGGCTTCATAGACCCATGTCAAAAACTTGTAGAGGGCAGTCACAAGGGCTACAATGCTCAACGCATCTTTCGACAAATTGGCAATTGGCTTGATCACATCGTGTAGACCCTTAAAAAGGGACCCACACACCTTAGCGCCGAAGCGCGGGACTGCTAGGACATCTGCTAAGAAATTCATAAACCCATAGTTCTCTGGGTTCCCGACAAGTGGCTCAACCGTGTTATCAGACATACTTGATGTTCCTTCGTCTGATCGGAGAAAAAACCCACAAACGCGAAAAAACGCGTCGAGGGCGATCTCCATACCGACACGGGCGCATGCACGCATTTGCGTGAATATGCCAAGAATTTCGGTAAACAGGGAGACAATCACTTGGCGGCATGAATCGCCGCGCTGGATTTGATATGCAGATCGGGCAACAAACGCCAACACATCGACAATGGTGTGCTCGCCTAACTTCTGCAGCGTATTGCCCACTGCTTCAGGGTCATTCCAATCGGTCTCTGACATTTGTTTCAAGATGTTTACGACCCATGCTTGTGATGAGTTGATTGCATTTGCCAGAGGGGATATTATGGCATCTATCCCATTGAGAACGCCAGTGGCGCTCGCGGCAGCATCTGAGATGGAAGACATTGCATGCTCCATCTTTGGAATCGTTAATGCTGCGGCATCAAACAAATTTGTGGCCTGATTGCTGGTCTTGGCCAATTCTGAAGTCAGGGCCGTAATTCCATCTACGGCTTGATGAACTTGTGGAAGGATTTGATGAGCTTGATCACCCACCTCCTTCAAGGTCGAGCATGCTTTCTTCATGTCTTCAAACATGAGTGGCTCGACTTCCTCTGGTTCCTCTTCAATAATGTACAGATACATTACTGAACCAAATCCGTTGGTCAGTAAGGGATCTTGGTAGCTGTACAAAGGAGGAACTGTGGAGTACTCTGGTGGCAACTCGTACTCCGGCGGGTCTTGATCTTCATCACCCTGCCATTCGACTCTGGCGTAGTCTACCCAGTAGTCACTTAATGGGACCGGCTCAGGGTCCAACTCTTGTGGAGTTCGGTCGGACGGAGTCTCCCGACGATTCAGGAGAAACTCCATTATCTCATCCAAAGTATAAATGCAATTCGGACACAACCACTCTGGATCACACATCATTGAATGGCCACTAGGCGCGGCACAGCAAACGTAATCATTGCAGATTAGATCGCCGCGGCGAACCATACACAAACGAAACATTGTGAGTATCCTAAATGCTGTTGTTGAAATCGGGCCAGGGGTGGTGTAATCAATGAGGGATAACAGATCATCAAGACATGTAATCAGGTGACCATGTAGTTCTAAGCTCACTAGTAGTGGTTCCAGTGAGTCATGGTCGCTTCCCATGCCGGCATCACGTTGGGGACTATACATCCCCGCGGCATGCCGACAATACATGTCGAACTGGTCGCGTGGTAAATGCCTATAATCATGATTGTGTCGGCTGTGGCCGCACAATCCATCTGATCGAAGCCTACACGAATGTGGCTCCACTTGAACACTTGGTGGTGAAATTGGAGGAGAAGAAATTTGATTGCCCATGTCTTACACACTGGCGATCGGTCCAAACCGAAATCCACGCTCACATTTGGATAAACGATCCGCGTTGTGAGAACGACTTGCGTATCTAAATGCAATACCATGATTATGCCTAACGGGGCGTCACTCCCAACATGTCACGGTCTCTTTTACGAATATGAAGGAAGGGTTACGGGTTGCTATCCCAGATAAGCTGTTTCTACTTCCAAATCATGAAAATAAATGAACGGTCTTCACGAAGGTTGGCTAAATCTCTGGAAGGGGGGTGAAACCCAGCCGCAAAGCTGGAAATTGTCCCCTGCCGCATAATACGAGTAAAAAGCAAAACCTTGTGGAACAGGATTCATCGCGAAAGTGACAGCACCATTGGTTGACAACTTGCGGTCATTCGACCAACCAGGTTGTTCCACTAATAATGCGTCATAATTCGTCTTAAAAGGACAGTGAACGGCTATTGTATTACTACGAGAAGGATTATAAACGGTATGATATTGAGCAAACAAGCCCAATTTATATTCTTTTAATGTAGAAGTAAACGGGGGAGTTGTTATTTCAATTACTGGTAATGGGGCGGACGAATCGATGTCGTGACGAACAGTTCCGTGGGAGCGGTCTGTCACGATAGCGTTCGTTTGAAAGTAATATATCATACCACCACGCCAAAAAGTAAACCCTTGGGCTATTTTGGCGAGGGGATTCAATAAATCGGAGGCATCATAGGTGGATAACTGCGTGGGGGTAACAGGGCGTGCTACTTGGGAATAGTTGAGTTGCCCTGGAAAAACTTGACTTCCAAGCAGGTAATACCTCTTAACCAGGGTATAAATATCCATCTCGTCTTCGAGGGAATTCATATCTCGGCCGCCAGGGGCTAAAGGGGTATCACCATATTGGAGGTTAGTTGTGGTAACAGTATTTTCTTGCACACGGGTTATTGATGTTTGATAATCGGGCTTCATCGTAGGTTCTCCCATCAGAGCTACAACAGGTTCCGCATCAGAAGTAAGAGTAAGCTCAATACTTCGGTCAACGGATCCAGCATAGTTAATGGCTCTAAACTCCATATCATCACCAGCAGCTTGATAACAAAGCAACACGCCATTATCCGGAGTGTTACTCGGATGCGTGAGCTGATTGACAATATAACAGCAAAGAGTACCGTTATAACAATTTTGGCCTGATGGTTGTTCGACATTGTAATCCGGAGAATACAAGCCGTACGGCACATTATCATTGACAAGCGCCCAATTTGTTGGATAATCAAACGGAACCTTAAATTGCCAGGTGCTAGCTTCTTGAACATTGATGATAGCTTTCATATATCCAGATGCTTCTTGGATGTTGGCTGGCAAGTCCGCAGGATCTATAACATTTGGGACCCAGACGAACATGAGCAGCACGTTCATACTAGCTGCGCCTACCCACTGGAAAGAATACACTATAGAGCCACGCCATTGGCGATACATTTGCGCAAAATGCGCGCAGTTCGTTGGCGTCACATTATAGTATTTCTCGACAGTGCTGGCGTAGCTTGTAAGAGGCGTTACTGGGCATGTTAAAATCCGGGTACCAGCAGCTTGGGACGCTGATATCGGTCTTTGACAGAAGTATGCTGGACGCTGAATAATATCCTTGATGTTTTCCTTCACGAATCCGGTTTTCGGCCAGGATAGGAAGTAATTATCATAAGGTACTAAATCCAATATCTCAGCTGCTTTTCGACCTGATCCATAAGCTAATGAATGACCAGATTTGGCAACATTATCATCAGAAAAGGTTGGGTCTACTGGGCAATCAAATGCACCACCTTTCGTGGCACAACTGAGAATAGCTTTTCCAGCAGCAGGTAATAAAGTTTCCAATGGACCTGCACCATTCATTAAAGGAGTTACATGCTCTCCACGCTCGAGAGTCAAAAATTTTGGAGTGTGTTGAGTAATTGGTATCTGTGTGTCAGGATGGACAGGTTCCATCCAAATACTCACATCCACCGAATTAGATCCTCCATCTTTTGTTTGTAAAGGCACTATAACATATAGGCCTACGCGTGCGAAAGTCTCGGGGAGTCCAGTCGTATTTGTAGACAGAAAATTTAGGATATGAGCAAATGGTACTTCTAATACAGCTGAAGTTGAATCTTTAGCTAAAAGAGTAGTGTGTTCATTGTTCTGAAGTGTAGCATATGTTCGGTCTTTATAATTTTTATCCATGGGAAACGCAACTAAGTTGAGCATCCCAAGATTAAAAGTCGGAGAATTCATAGTAATTCGGAAACGGAAGCTGGCATTCCAATATGTAAACGATGATAGTAAGGCATTCAGAGGAGCTCTAAGAGCCTCCAAGAAGTCTGGAACTAAAAACGTGTACAATTCTGTGCCAACAGATTGTGATGTTGTCCACTGCACAGTCTTAATGAGGTAGGGAACCTCAATAGTACTCTGAGTGGTATGGGGTTGTTCGGGCATCGAAGAAAGTTTATGATGACTAAAACGGGCTGTATCATTGAAGCGTTTAAAAGTTTGAACTTCAAGGGGTTGGCGGGCATCGGTCAAAACGGAGGTTGATACTTTGTCCATATTCGTCTTTGCAGGCGCTAGGGCATTCGTATCAGTCATTTGATTTGAATCCGAAGAGTTTGTCAGGCTCTGCGGAGAATTGGTCGTAAGGGTTGGGTTAATCTCTCTATTATTATCTTGTTTTATTTCAGGGTTCATATTAGGTTATTAATTAAGTATTTACGTCTAGCTCTCCAGCAGTACCTTTCGGCATAATAAACGATGGCATTCGATCCACGGACGTTCTAGTTGTCTCGCTAACTAGCAATGCAGCATTATATAATCCCCCGAAAGGGGGAATGCTAAGTCTATGAGGTAGACTTGGGGGTTTAGCGTGTTAACCTACACGCTAGATGGAAAGGGATAAAGTTCTCATGAGATAATTGTGGGGACTACCGCAAATCACAGCAAAAATCACAGGCATTAAATCACAGGCCAGAAGTTCGTATAAATACGATTAAATCACAGGCCAGAAGTTGCCAGAAGTTTGCAGAAGTGCGGATATCCCCTG